TCCCAAACACAAATACTAATTCAATTAATCGACAGAGTTAGATCCGTTGATAACGAAATTATTAGGCAAGACATACTTTTAAAAACTATTCTTGGTGTGCCAAACTTAATAGAAAAAGATAAAATAGCTAAAGCAAATCAAAAAGATAAGAGGAAAGACTAATGCCAGATCCTATTACAAATTCAGTTGTTGGTATTGCAGGCAACGTACTTGGTAAATTTGTTGCAGACAAAAACTTAAAAATGAAACTTGAGCATGAACTCAAGACACAATTACAAACTGCTAACCTTGCACAAATAGAAGTTAATAAAATAGAAGCAGCTAGTAAGAGTTGGTTTGTAGCTGGGTGGCGACCATCAGTCGGCTGGGTTTGTAGTTTGGCTATGCTTTATCATTTCATTCTTGCACCTATGATCCAATTTGCTGTAGGTATAGCAGGCATACAAGTTGAGTTACCTGAGTTTGATTTTACTCAGTTATCTACAATATTGATGGCTATGCTCGGCATGGCAGGTTTAAGGTCTGTAGAAAAAATACAAAAAGTAACAAAGGGAAACTAATGTCTTGGGAAAATTTTCACTTAGACGAATTTGCTTGTCGACATTGCGGTAAAAATTTAATAAGTCATAACTTGGTAGATAGATTACAAAGTTTACGAACAGAGTTAGCATTTCCATTTGTTATAACTTCTGGTTACAGATGTCCAGAACATCCAAACGAAATAAATAAAAGTAAAGTTGGCACACATGCAATGGGTCTAGCAGTAGATATTTTGTCTTATGGAGAACAAGCGTATAAAATTATTGCGACAGCGCCTAAACACGGATTTACAGGTATAGGCGTAAATCAAAAAGGTCAAGGAAGGTTTATACATTTAGATATCGCAGATGAAACGCACGGCAAACAAAGACCAACCGTATGGAGTTATTAATGGAAGCTGATCCTATGTTTTTCTGGAACGTCTTGATTACTTTGATTTTTGCACCGCTTCTATATAATATTAGAGCTAATACAAGCGAAATAAAAAGGATAGATATTCTTTTAAACAAAACTAGAGAAGAGATACCGACGAAATACGTCACAAAAGATGAAATGAAAGAAGATTTTGAAAGACTGTTAGATCGCTTTGATCGCTTAGAAGAAAAATTAGACAAAATATTACAAGCATGAGCATAGGACAAATAGCAGACGACATTTTGGGTATAGACCCTAGCGGAGAAGGTATATTTGGTAGTTTCAGAGATAACCCATTATTAGGCACAGCAGCCTCTGTTGGTTTATCTTTTGTGCCTGGTGTTGGACCACTTTTAGCAGGAACAATTCCACAAGCTATAACTTCAATGGCCGCGCCTAAAATGCCAGCAGGAATGTTGTCAGGACCAACCCCTTCTATGGGTGGCGGTTTACTAGGCGGTCCAATGGATACTTCTGCTTTTGATTACGCAAGAAGCATTGCAGGCGGAATACCTTTTAGTCAGATAGTACAACCTGGCATGTCATTCTCACCAACACAACCTATGGGACAACAACTAACACAACAAGTTCCATTACCTGCGCCAATGCCAATGATTCCTATGAGGCCAACTCCAGAGATTACCCCAATACCAGCAACCCCTCCAGCTCCTTCAATGCCTTCTATACCAAGAGAAGATATAGAAAGAATTAGAGCATTGTTAGGTCCTGGGGAAATTGCATAATTTATGTCAGAAAAACAAAGAGCAATCCTAGACGGATTAGAAGCGGAGAAAATATTAGAGAGTGAGGTTTTTAAAAAAGCTCTTGAATCTCTTAAATCAGAATATATTGCTTATTGGTTAAGCAGTAGAGATATTGACGACGTTAAAACAAGAGAAGATTTACACAGATCTATATTGTTATTGCCAGAGATAGAGAGGCATTTACGCATCATTGTTGAGAAAGGCAAGATCACAAAACATCAAGTTAATAAACTTAAATAATTTACACATTTCTACTTTTTGGTTTAAAATTGCTTAAAACCACAGGAGTTTTATATGGCAACAACGGAAAAACCGATTGCATTACAAACTGATTATCAAAAATCAGTTGCGTCTTTTGAAAGTTTTCTATCTCCAGAAGAGGAGCAAATAGAACAAGCAGAAGAAATTATAGAAGATGAGTTAATTGAAGAAGCTGATGAAGCTGTAGAGATTGACGAATTGGAGGAGGTAGATCAAGAAGATTTACCAGAAGAAGAGTTTGAAGAACAAAGCGAAGTTGAAGAGGTAGAGCAACCTCAAGTTTACACAGTCAAAGTAGATGGTGTAGAACAAGAGGTAACGCTTGAAGAACTGCAACGAGGCTATTCGAGACAACAAGATTATACGAGGAAAACTCAAGAACTGTCGCAAGAGAGAAAAACTCTTGAACAACAGCAAGCAGAGTTAGCTCAAAGGGATGCAGTTTATTCTCAACTGCTGCCAAAAATGGAAGCCCAGATTATGGGCGATATAGAGAATGAGCCTGATTGGGCGAAACTGAGCGAAGAAGATCCAATCGCTTACGTTAGAGAAAAGCAGGTTTGGGATCAGAAAAAGGAAAAGCTCCAAGCAGTTCAAGCTGAGCAACAAAGACTTCAACAAGAAGCCGCAGTTAAACAGCAAGAACAAGTTCAACAAATGGTTGAGTTTGGACAGCAAAAACTTTTAGAACTCATACCTGAATGGTCTGACGAAAAGATTGCTAATAAAGAGAAATCTGAAATTAGGAATTATGCGATAGAAACTTTAGGATTTAGTCCTCAAGAAATGGATCAAGTCTATGACTATAGAGCTTTACTTGGTTTGCGAAATGCTTGGCTTCAAGGCCAGACCGCATCAGCAGCTAAGAAAAAGCCTACACAAAAGGCCTCAGTTAGAGCAGGTAAACCAGGCGCATCAACTAGAAAAGTTTCGGTAGCACCAGAGAAAAAATTACGTCAAAGGTTGGCCAAATCTGGAAAAACAACAGATGCGGCTAAAGTTTTTGAACAAATGCTAAATAAATAAGAGGTAAAAAATGGCACAAGTTACAAATGCTTTCGATACCTATGAAGCGATTGGTAATAGAGAAGATTTATCAGATATTATTTATAATATTTCTCCTACTCAAACGCCTTTCCTTTCATCTATCGGAAAAAGAAATATTTCAAACGTCCAATTTGATTGGCAGACAGAAGTTTTACCAACTCCATCTTCAACAGGTCAACTTGAAGGTTTTGAGTTAAGTAGATCTGCGTCTACTAACACAACTAGGGCAACTAACGTAGCGATGATTTCAAGCAGAGACGCTACAGTAACAGGATCTCAAGAGGCTACTGACACAGCTGGTAAAAACTCTGAGATGGCGCACCAACTAGCTATTATGGCTAAAGCTCTGAAAAGAGACATGGAAGAAGCGCTTACTCAGAACATTGCCAAAAATGCTGGTGATGCTTCTACTGCGAGACAAACTAGATCTTTGGAAACTTGGTACGCTACCAACGTAAACAAAGCTAGTGATGGCGCAAACGGATCTGACTCAGCAGCTAGAACTAACGGAACTAGAAGAGATTTAACCGAAGCTATGGTTAAAGATGTTCAACAACAATGTTTCGCTAGTGGTGCAGAGCCTTCTTTATTGATGGTTGGACCTTACAACAAATCAGTTATATCTGGTTTCACAGGTAGGTCTCAAGCTAGACAATTTGTCGACGCTAACACTATCGAGGCTTCTGTTTCTATCTACTCTGGAGACTTTGGTGAACTACAAGTAGTTCCTTCAAACAGAAGTAGAGAACAAGCTGTTCACTTGTTAGATCCAGAATACGCTGCTGTAGCATATCTTAGAGATTTTGAAACTATTGATATTTCAACAGTGGGCGATGCTGACACAAAAATGATTTTGTGTGAGTACGGTTTAGAGATGAGAAATGAAGCTGCACACGGTATCGTGGCAGATGTCAAAGTATCTGATTCTGACGCTGGTTAATAACTAAAAGAGGGAGGGGATAACCCCTCCCTTTTTTTACATGGCAATACGCACAATCATAGATCACACCACAGGCCTCAAAAACGAATTTGTTACTGAGGACAACAAATACATATACCACACCACACAAGACGTTAAACCTGTTATAGAGGCAGTTAAAAACTATAGTGAATTACAACCTGGCAAAGAATTTAGGCATGTAGCCGAGATACCTATGGTAATATATCAACAGATGTTACGAGAAGGATCTGTTAAAGATAAGAAACATCTTAAAAAATGGTTAAACGATCCAGACAATAAAATGTTTAGGGTTTGGAAAGGCAAAATATGACGTACTCAGAATTAAAAACAAACATAGCAAGTTTTTTAAATAGATCAGATTTAACATCTGAGATAGATATTTTTATTGACCAAACCGAAGCTGAGTTAAATAGAAAGCTGCGCGTTAAAGAAATGATTAAAAGAGCTAACGCAACAGCAGAAAGTCAGTATTTAACCTTACCAACTGATTGGTTAGAAATTATTAACGTTGAGATTACTTCAAATGATTTTAGACCTTTGTTTCAACAATCATTAGAGTCACTAGATGTTTACAGAACAGCTAATAACAATGTTTCAGGACAACCTATTTACTATGCGGTTATGGATGATGCTCTTGAATTAGCACCAACTCCTGACGCAGCATACACTTTACAATTAACTTATTATGAAAAAATTACGGCTCTTAGTGATTCCAATACAAGTAATTTTATATCTAATAATCATCCTGACGTTTATTTATATGGCGCTTTAAAACATGCTTCTATCTTTTTGATGGAAGATGAAAGGGTTGCTCTGTTTACTTCACAATTTGAAAAAGCATTAGAAGAAATGCGCTTGGCTCAGGAAAAAGCACAGTTCGGAAAAAATTCATTAATTCAAAGAAGAAGGACTTACGGAAAACCGAAAAAAAACTTATACTACTTTTCAAATAATTAGGATTTTATTATGTCATTTTCAAACTATTTAGAATTAGAAGTTTTGGACCACGTTTTTGGTGGTTCAGCTTACTCGGCACCTGGAACTATTTACGCTGCTTTATTTACTGTAGCGCCATCTGATACAGGTGGTGGAACAGAAGTTTCTGGCGGATCTTACGCAAGACAATCTATGGCTTTTGGAACTGCCTCAAGTGGTTCTATATCTAATAGTGGATCAGTTGAATATCCTACTGCAACAGGAGATTACGGCACAGTAGTTGCTATGGGTTTATTTGACGCTGCTAGTTCTGGCAACCTATTAGCATACGGAAACTTAACTGCATCAAAAACAGTATCAAACGGAGACGTATTTAGATTCAACGCAAGTTCAGTAACTATCTCACTAGACTAATACTATGGCCCAACAAGGTTATGGGTATGGTGGTTACGGTAAATCAAATTACGGTGATTTACAGTATGAACAAGGCGAAGCATCTATATCTGCATTAGCTTCTATAAGCGCTGTTGGCGCACAAATAGACGTTGGTGCAGCAAATATTTCGGCAACAGCTTCGTTATCTTCATCTGGCACACAAATAGACTTAGGCGCAGCAAGCATTAGCGCAAGTTCTTCAACGTCCCAAGCAGGTGTATTAATTCTTACAGGAGCAAGTTCCATATCAGGAACGGCTTCTATTGCTGCTGCAGGGACGCAAATAGATCTCGGAGAAAGCGCAATATCAGTAAGCGCTTCATTGTCGCCAACAGGAACACAAATAGACGTAGGTGAAGCTAATATCAGCGTAGCTGCATCTGTATCACCAGCAGGAACACAGATAACAACAGGCGCTTCAGCCATTTCTGCAAGCGCAAGTGTTGGATCTGATTTAAATACTAGATTTAATGCTGAATCTGCTTTATCTAGTTTATCTTCCTTTTCTGTTAGTGGTCGTTTAAAATGGGAGGACGAAACTGAGACCGTTGGCGTTTGGACTGAATTAACGTCAACAGGAACATGGTCTGAACAGTCAAACCCAAGTACAACTTGGACTGAACAAATATCAAATAGGTAATTATGGCAGATACAGTAACAACCAATTTAAGTCTTACCAAACCAGAGGTCGGTGCTTCAACTGATACCTGGGGAGGCAAGATAAACACCAACCTAGATACGGTTGACGCAATATTTAGTACATCTGGAACAGCAGTTTCTATGGGAGCTGTTACTTTTGGTGGCGATATTATTATTCAAGGCACAACTCCAACTTTAACTATTGGAGACGGAGGCGAGGAAGATACTGCTTTAGTTTTCAATGGCAACGCACAAGATTACTATGTAGGGCTAGATGATTCAGCAGACGATTTATTGATAGGCTTGGGATCGAGCGTCGGGACGACACCCGCCATATCTATTGATGAAAATTTAAAATCAGTATTTGGTGGCACAGTCGATGTTAATGGAAATGAATTAATCCTTGATGCAGATGCAGATACATCCATAACTGCTGATACTGATGACCAGATAGATATCAAAATTGCTGGTTCTGATTCTTATGTTATTACAGGTGGTGGCGATCCTATATTCAAAATGCAAGGATCAGGACATCCACAATTAAGATTAAAAACTACAGGCACAACTGATAATACAAGTGTTGATTTTGGTGATTCCGATAGTGAAACAGTGGGTAGACTCTTATACAATCATGCAAATGATAAACTTTCATTTACTGTAGGTGGTACAGAAGTAATGAATATTGAAAGTGATGGAAACATTACAACAGGTGGAGCAAATATTAGTGTTTTAACAGGAACTTCTTATATTTCATTAGCAGATGACGCAACCTATTCAATTAACTCATCAGGAACTGGAGGTGCGGCTCTTTTAGCTGTTTATGAAGCAGGGTCAGGTGATAACGCTTTATTTCATGTTGGTTATAATGGCTCCGTTGTGGTTAGTTCGCAAAACAATACTTATGGGTTTGCAGCAGCAGATACAGATGGAAAAATTTGTGTTATTAAATCTGGACACAGCCTTACTTTTAAAAATAGAACAGGTATTACTAGACTATTTTACATATCTGCTTATGGTGGCGGTAACACAGATTGGAATCTTTAATACAATAATTACGAGGAAAATAATATGTCTTTAACTTATGCAATAGATAAATTTGAAATAGATGGAGAAGATGCCACTAAAACTTTAATTGGTTTTAGAATAACTGATGAAAGCGGTAATATTTTTATTATTGATAAAAAAGTTACTACAGGTTCTAATTCAGATGAACAATTAGTGACTGCTGCACAATCAGCAGCACAATCTGAAATAGATGCTTGGGTAGCTTCACGAGCTAATGTTGGTAAAATTTGGAATCCTGATACCAATTCTTTTGAATAGAGGTCGTTATGTCTGAACAAACTACAGAAGAAAAAGTAGCAGCATTAGAAGCTA